AGCGGGACCAAAGGGAAGTCCAATGTTGCTGTCAGGATGCTGGTTCAGCCACAGCTTCTGCATCGAGGGCGTAGGCATCTCGTGGGCATAGGCCGTCCACTCATTCAGGATCGGGGCCTTACCAGCACCCTTCGCCGGAGAGTCCCATTTTTTCAGAGGAATAACCGGGAGGCCTACGTTCCAGTACGCCTGAGCATGATCACGGAAGATGTTGTCGCTTTGGAAATCAGTCATAATTATACCAATACTGGGAGGGAACTATCAAGGAAGATGCGCTGGCAGGAATTGCGAGTACGGAATTTATTCCATCCGTAGAACAGAGTTCCCAACCGGACTTCTCGAGCCGTATCAGCCTTGGGGGCTGACAGATAACTCCGAACGGCAAACGCTGGATCACCTCGGGCGATATTCTCACCCATACAAACCTGGTCGATAAACAATTGACCCTCTTGCTCGTTGATTTCTGACAAGAGATAATGGGCAACGCCAATAATTGTGGGAGACAACATATGTTGAGCAGCTGCTCGTTTATGAGAGGCATAGGCCGCTGAGGCCGATATGAATGGGTCAGACAGTACCCGGGCAACAACCTGAGCATTGGTAAATTTCCGAACATCCTTGGTGGACCGACCATTGGTCAGTTCATAAGCAAGAACCACTTTGGCAATTGACGAAGACAGGACCGGATATTTGATGCCGTCCATTGCCAGGTAATCCCCGGAGGTCCGAGCAGCCCCTTGGTCGACACTCTTCCGGGTGTCGCGCTTGACACCGAACATGAACATCAACTCCACAGGCTTGTTCGCGTCGATCACAGCAAGGAGTCGGTGTTGACCATCGTTGACAAACCCATCATCTGATATGATCAGCGTTTCCCCATTGGTCTCCCAAACCCCGTCGATCATGTCCTGAGCATAGTGGCTAACTTTCCGGGTCTTGATGGTCCGGTTATCGGGATTGACGGTCAGAATTTCTGAGGCGAGTGCGGGGGTTACCAAGGTTGAGGCAGCAAAAATTTGTTTCATACCCTTGGCGAGGCAGTCGTTGAACCAGCTAGTGGTTCCAGTTTGGACTTGAGTCATAGTTTATCCTTCACGATATGGAGAAATGCGTTCCAGGAAATTGTCCCGGTCGTCGGCGGGAACCAGGTCATCGAGAATGGCAATAACCACCCCTTCGAACTCGGCTTGGCGCTTGAGGTTCATCACGCGCTCGCGGCCCTTGATGATCTGCTCGATCAGCGATGTTTTGGTTTTGAGGATGGCGAGCTTGGTCGAGGTGTCCAGGTCCTTCTCACCTTCACCCATCTTTCGTAAATCCTGGAGGGTCTCTTTCAATTCTTTCTCGACCTCGGCCTGATCCTCGGCGGAGAGGCCCTTGTTGCCCGAGGGGCCGCGCTTGCCGGTAACGGTGATGGTCTTCTCGACGACGCGCTCGACGATGGTTTTCTCAAACAACAGCTTCAGCAGGTCGGTTATCTCTGGAGGATAGGGGCACTTCGAGGTGCTGAGGATTTCCTCATCTTCCTGAAATGCGTGTTTTAGGGTGATCAGGGGCTTGAGCGCTCCCAATCGGAGGGTGGGATAATCTGTTTCGTTCATGAGATTCATCTAGAATCAGATCGCTCACTACGGAATCGCTTTTTGTGAAACCCCCGGGGGGTTCTCCCTCAACCAGTCACCCCCTATCCTTGCTGAACCGTCGCGATCAGTGAACAGATCAGGCATGTACGAGGCACTCTATCAAACCGTCCGGCAGAGATACGGGACGGGCAATTCGTCTCAGTCGATGGGCGATTGGATGATCGCCAACACCACGCTCAAGTCGCGGCCTTTCTCCTTCGAGGGCTACGAATTCCAGCGCGCCATCGCCGACGACATGCATCCAGACATGAACGTGAAGAAATGCAGTCAGGTGGGCCTGACCGAAGTGCAGATCCGAAAGTTCTTGGCCATCCTCACCCGGGGAACGGCGCTCAACGGTATCTTCACGCTCCCGAACGAGAAGATGTTCACCAAGATCTACAACGGTCGTATCAAGCCGATCGTCAACACCGACGATGTCTTCAACCCCCCGTCGGCAATCCAACCGGTGCGCCGGAAGGATCAGATCCAGATCAGGGACAGCTTCGGATATATCACCGGCTGCACCGAGGGAGATGCCACGTCGATCTCCTCGGATTTCATGATGCACGATGAGCTCGACCTCTCGCCACCCGAAATCATCTCGCTCTTCCAGAGCCGTATTCAGAACTCGGACATGCAGATCATCCAGAAGTTCTCGACGCCATCATTCAACGGCTTCGGGATCGACAAGGGCTATGCCCAGTCGGACCAGCGCGAGTACGTGGTGCGCTGCGGCAGCTGTAACCATTACCAGATTCCGCTCTTCACCCCGGACTTCGTGCGTATCCCTGACTATGAGTTCGACGTCCAGACCTTCCAGGATTTGTCGAGCACCGCGATCCTCGACCTGCCACTTTCCGAGGCTCAAGTCTGCTGCGACAAATGTCACAAGCCGCTTGATCTCTCGGACCCCTCCCGCCGGGAATGGGTCGCCAAGCACCCTGCCCGAGAAGCCTTCCGCGGATACCAGGTTCGTCCTTTCTCTACGAGCCGGCTGAAACCGGACTATGTCTTCCGCAAGCTGGCGCAGTATCAGACCGACGGGTACATGCGGGGCTTTGCGAACACCGTGCTCGGCGAGAGCTACTCCGACAGCTCGGCGCAGCTGCAGCGCGGCGACATCGAGAAATGCCTGCAGGGGGGAGCCGTCCCGGAAATCTCCTCAGACAAGTCCGTGTTCCTCAGTGTGGATATCGGATTCGTCTGCCACCTCAACCTGAGCTTCGATGACAGCGAGGGCAACCCCGTTTATTTCCTGTTCGAGACCGTTCCGATGGGAGCCCTGAGCTGGAGGATCGAAGAACTGAGGAAGCTCTACAACATCGTCCAGGGCGGCGCGGATAGATTTCCTTTCGAACCAGACGTCGACGCCATCCGGGTCCAGACATCCAATCTGATCATGCCTGTTCAATACCGCGGGCTCGGTGCATTGGTCCCGGTCAAGGACGAGCTCGGCGAAATTACCCATTATTCGGTCAACAAAACCTACGTTTTGGACCGAATTCACAGTCAGATTACAAATCATCAGGTGGTGCTCACTGGTTATGGCAATCAGAAGGAGACAATCATTGCCCAATTGATGGATAACGTGCGCGACGAGAACCCGGAATCTCCGGCAGTATGGAGGAAGAACACGGGCGATGACCACTATTTTCATTCTATGGGCTTGGGCTTTGTTGCGCGACGGATTTGTGAACATTTTTATCACAATGTCTCTGACATCAAGCCGACCAGCGCAGGGTTCTCTGCCATTAGTATGCAACAAAAATCGAGTGATATTGGAACGCACAGCAACAGCGGTGCCAAGAAAATCTCACGGTTAGGATAATTTATGGCGCTTTTCGATAAACTGGCTCAGATCGTACTTCCAAAAGGGAAGGGCATCAAAGGCGGAGCATCGTTCACGCCAACCTTCAACCCCCGGACTCCGATAATCACTGCGCCGACGTATCGGCAGCATCTCTCCGACATCTTCACTGACCGGACGGCGAACGACAGCCGGTCGCTGCTCAACAACCTGGTCAACCACGATCCGGACGTGTCCGCAGCAGTCCACTCGTATCTGACAATCTCGGGGTCCGCCAACCTGGTGATCTCGGCCTATAACGCCGAGGGTCAGCTGGACCGCGATGGCATCGACCTGGGGCAGCGGATCATCCAATCTCTGACCAGCACCAGTGATTACTCGCTCGGCTATTCGAACAAACCTACCATGGACCAGCTGTCAGCCAATCTTCGGTATATGGCGTTGCTCCGCGGCATGATCGGCGTCGAGCTGGTGCTCGATAAGACGTATGTCCCATCGGAGCTCCGCATTGTGGACACCTCGACGCTCGAGTGGAACGAAACCAAGTCCGGTGTCTTCGCACCGACCCAAAAACCTGCTGGCTCGAATGATACGATCGATCTGAACATCGCCACGTTCTTCACCTCGACCTTTCACCAGAACCCAACGTCGATCTACACCTTCTCGCCCTTCGTCGCCGCGATCAATACGATCGCCGCCCGCCAGGATATCATCAACGAGCTATACCGGATCATGCAGGTCGTGGGATACCCCCGCCTGGATATTGAGGTGCTGGAAGAAGTGCTGCTGGCGAACGTCCCTCCAGCCTTCAAGAATGACCCGAACAAATCGCGGGAGTTTGTGGAAGCCGAGCTTGGCCGAATTCGGGGTGTCGTCGGAAACATGTCGGCCCGGGATGTCTTCGTCCACTCCAACGCCATCAAGTCCTCGATCATCAACGACAAGAACCCGGGCGCCGGGATGCAGATCGAGCGGGTCATCGACGTGCTCGACAATCAGAACCAGGCGGCATTGAAAGTCATGCCGGCTGTAATCGGAAAAGGTACTGCCGGCGCGGTGGCCTCCACCGAAGCTCGGCTGTTTGCTCTCTCCTGTGATGCCCTGAACAAGGTTGTCGCCAGTATATTGTCCCAGTCTCTGACGCTCGCAGCGCGGTTGGCCGGTTTCGACGGCCAGGTCAAAGCAGAATATCAGCCGGTTGAGCTGCGCCCTGTGATGGAGCTCGAGCCCCAGCTGACGATGAAGAGCTCTCGCCTCAGGCAGGAACTCTCGCTCGGAACGATCACGGATGCCGAGTATCACATGCAAGTATTTGGTCGCCCGCAGCCGGCGGGAGCTCCTGAACTGTCGGGAACCAATTTCCTGAATCCAGTTCAGGTGGCTGTCGATGAGACGACCATCACGGCAAACAGTGACCCTCTGGGTAAGAGCCTGGCTTCGGATGGAAGCCCTTCAGCGAAATCCAACAGCACGAAGAGCGGCGAGCAAAAATCTAGTGGTTGAGCCAGCTTCACCGGGAACTCCGTGACATCGCCATAACCCGGAATCATAGCTTGGTTCATGAAGCAGATTTCAATCACTCCAGAGATCATCAAACTCATCAAGGACCGTGTCAACGCTGACATCGACCCTGAAGGCTTTGCGATCTTTGAAGCGATTGCGCTCAACACTCTGCCTCTTCCGGGCAAGGATGGAACGCTTCACGAACAAGCCGTTGTTATGCCAGTCACGCTCCGACAGATGGCAGACAGCATCCGGGGTGGTGCTCATTTACCCCTAGTCTCCGACCACCAGCTGGTGGCCGAACCCAAGGGTAGGGTTTTTGACGCTGACCTCTTTTACGGGGAAGGGGGTGATCTAGAGCTTCGCGTGTTGTTTTATCTCGACCAGACAGAACAGCGCCTCATCGCAAAACTGAATGCCGGCTCGCTTGACGAGGTCTCAGTATCTTTTCTCCCCACTGCTTTCGAATGTTCGGAATGTGGCTGGGATTACATGGGTCTCGACGCCACCCCTGAAAACATGTGGTCTCAGACCTGTGCCAACGGACACACCATTGGCGAAGACGGCGTTCACGCCAACCTGATCGGTCTCGATTCATTCCTCGAGGTCAGCCTGGTTGCGAGAGGTGCAGCCAGTCTACCCAAGATTGTTGGGAAGTCTGAGTCTAAGTTGCAACCTGCAGCGACCATGA